TGACTATCAACTACGTGCATAAATGGAATGCTACCAGTAGACTGACTACCGTTAGAAGTTGAAACGCCATTACTTCTAACAGCACCCCAATATCCACCCAAGCCTCCACCTCCACTTGCCAGCCATATGTTCTCATCATAGTGATCAGAAAGGCCACGCCTTGAATCTGGAACATAATTGAGAAAACAGCTAATAGGTAAACCACGAGTGGTTCCCCCGTTGCTAAGTATAGGAGTGCTAAAACCGAACCAGCCCTTGCTTGCGTAGTCGTAAAGTCGCTGTGCAAGATTGTAGTCAGTATGCCCTTGATACGTTGCACTATAGACCGATGCTCTTGCGAAGGCTTCTTGTGCATGGGTTTCATTCTCCCAAAAATATCTATCTTTTAAAGTTTCTAGAGAAAAAGTATTTAATAGGTCATCACGATCATAGTCAATCTGAATCCCCAAATAATCCTGCTTTCCAATTTTGGATGTCGTACTCGTCATCTTTCTCCCTTAACTGTTCTTTCCTGTACCCTCTGGTACGAGCTTTGTTTTTAGATTGTTTCCTTTTCTGAAACCTCTCAATACGTTCTGCTTTCCTATCGTAGATGCTCACTAGGATGCTCCAGCAGATAAGTTATAAGACGCTCTTCGTACCAACGCGCCTTACGTAAATCTTCTATTGGCTTACCTTTGTAGCGGCATCGCCAGTTATACTTTAGTGCATTACCACGGAGATAACCAATGTACTCATCGTGCGTAAGCATACCACGGATAGCGTCAATACACTCCATGTTGCCGTTGTTGTAGTGTGCTGGACGGTTCACCATGTCCGGTTTGTTGTCCGGTTTATCTCCAAAGAAAGGGTGGTCATTACTGACTTCATCCATCCACTCCCAGTCCTTCTTCCTGTTTACTTTGTTCCATTCTTCTGGGGTTGCGTCATCAATGCTCATTGCATCTCCAAATCAAGTTTATCATTACGTTTTTTAAACTCTTCAGACTCTCTAGCCTTAGCATCAATCCATTCATCAGGGATTGTATCTTCGCTAAACCATCTGAAGCCGTTTGCTCCCGCCCACTCTGCGTGAGATCTTTTGGTGCCATCCTTGCGCCTCTTTGCTCCCGGCATTGGAGCAGAAGGGTTGGCAAACAAGAATACCAATTCTGTATCTTCAGGTAAATGTTTCTTTACCCAGACATACTTGTTGTACTCTTGAAAGTCCCAGAACCTGCCTTTAGATTCTAAAAGAATTTTCTTGCCGTCAATAACTCTAACGAAGTCAGGCTCATACTTATGCTCAATAACATATTGAACATAGTCTGTGTGATGTGACCAGTCTTTGAGTATTGATTCGTGAAGGACTGCCTCCCATATAGAGTCGTATCTATTACCATCGGGCTTTAAGTACTTCTTTGGGCGAGGGACTCTGGGCTTACGAGACCTAGACTTTACTGTTCGTTTCTTTGTACTGATTGTTTTCTCATCCATTCTAAATCTTTAATGGTTATGGAGTCTAGGTCTGCTCCAAGTTTTATCATTTTCTTGAGCAACTTCCTAGTCCACTTAGGAGAATAGAAACTCAACCAAAGTGTTTTATTTACATAGAAATAGTTTTCATCAGGAAGATATTCTTTAAAATTATTTTTATTTATCTTGTCGTGATCCTCTTCAGGTATCAACCCCTTTAGCCAATCAATTAAGATAGTATCAGCCCTACTAGAAATCCTCTTACACATTTTAGCGTTCATAAAATATCTCTGCTACTCTAGGTTTTGCTTTTACTTCTGTCAGGTAAACAGCGCCTTTGGCATAATCAAATACCCTGAGACCTTTACCGTTATTAGCGTCGGAATGACAGTCAAACTTATGAGGGCAGTAAGCACAACCTTTAGGTAGTTTCATATTACCCTGCTTGCCGTCTGGTATAGGAGAATAGCATCGCTCCGGCGGGGTGTCAAGCTCCAAGCTTGAACGTAGACTATCTATTCTAGAGCCTACGTGGATTTTGTCAAGCTCTTCAGGTTGAAAAAAAGCTAATTGTCCTGTCTCTTTGTTAATAACAAGAAAGCCTCCCTCGCTTGTACCCTCTGCCTCTTCATAACCCGATAGCTGGGCTATGTAACCAAAGGGGTCATCTTCTGATAATGTACCATTAGAGAACTTCTGAAAGGCCCTGCCGGATGCAGTCTTAACATCCACCACCTCGCCATCAATCTTACAGTCCATGTGACCAGATATACCATTAACCACCACCTGCTTTTGACAGTCTGTAACCTCGTGTCCTGATAGTGAAACCAAGAAAAGAAGTATCTCTTCCAAGACGTGTCCATACATAAACTTAATAAAAGTAGCAGGGTCTATGTTCTCCCTATTTCCTGATTTACTTTTGTTTTCGTACCAAAGCTGTCGAGAGGGCTTGCCTATATTAGACATCCTTAAAGTAAACTTTTTGTTTCTTTCTGATACACTTTTCCAAGAATAAAAAACATCTTTGATGTTCTCGCCTAGATCTTCTATAGCATCATTAGGTATTTCTATACTTTCGCCAGAACATAAAGGCTCCAGTAACTTGTATATATCATCAACAACTGTGCTTACTTCTTTCATTGAAACTTTCTCATTGGTAGTTCTAATATAGATTCGGCTACAGGATGCTGTATGTAGAACCACTCGCCCTTTATATCGTGTCTCTTAGCCAGAAGCTTGTGCGCAAACCTCTCAGCCTCACGCCTATCAAGTACATCATATACTTTAATTAACTTATAATCTCTATACGGGGAGCTAGTCTGATACTGCTTGAGCCTGTCCTCTGCGTCCACAGCCATCCCCACTTTACACCATCCGGGGTAGGCAGGGCTTACTATTATATAAACCTGTCCTTCTTTGGACTGCTCGTAGTTTTTTAAGGAGCTAAAGGCTGCGTCAGTGAATCCTTTGTATCTTCCGGGTTTGTGTAGAGGATGTGTTTTAGGAATATACTTTCCATTAACAAACATTCTAGTTTTGTTTTTCTTTATGTGAGACTCTAAGGATCTTTTGGCCCCATCGTTACACCCAATGTACCACCATCGCCCATCCTCAAAGTATGTGTTCTTATTAGTGGGTTTCTGACCAGTTGCTTCCGACATTATATTCTCCATCTAAAGGACAATTAAGATTCAATTCTACACCAGCTTGTATAATTGCTTCAACGCCTAAGTTACCTACAGAATCGGCTATAGTTTCTTCTGCCTCAATCTGCCATTCATCATGGACATTAGCGACAAAGTGAGCATCAAGGTGTGCTATCTTTTCATTAAAGATTATCAGGGCTTTCTTCATAACAATAGCGCCAGCACTTTGTAACAGGCTATTTAGCGCAGCGTGTTTTGATCGTATGAATACTTTGCGCCCATCAATACCTTTTAAGTAACCTTTTGCTGCCGCTCTTTCAACTCTTGTTGTAAGTGTTCTGAATGATGGTAGATTATCGAAGAAAGATTTTCTAAGTCGTGAACCAAGCTTCGCACCTCCCCCAGCCACACTTCCAAGTTTTTCATTTCCTGCACCGTACAAGAGGGCATAGATGAAAGTTTTAGCCTGATTTCTTGATTCAAGTCCAGCAGATCTTTGGTTAGCTGTGTGGACATCTCCGTTAACAATTTCATTAGTATAATCCTCGTCGTTAAGATAGTGTGCAAGCATTCTTAGCTCAAGCCCACTGGCATCAATACCTACAAGTTTGTAGCCTCTAGGCACAGTCCAGCAAGCCCGACAGTCTTTACCGTATGGTGAATTACTACTGGGTACTTGCGCTAAGTTGGGGCTGTTGTGCGTCATACGCCCTGTAATAGTACCATTACTGTTTACAAAACCATGTACCCTTGAGTTCTCTACAGCCTTCAGCCAAGACTCAATCTGTGCTATGCGCTTCTGGTACATTAGGTAATCACAGATAAGTGCTGCCTCTGGTATATCCACTTTAGATAATATCTTTTCATCTACCTGCGGTTGCCCAGTAGGTGTGAATACTTTTGGCTCCCAGCCGAACTCCATCAAGTATTCTCCTATCTGCTTTCGAGATCCAAGATTAAAGTCTGTTAATTCAACTCTAGGAATCTTTACGTTCTTACCGTTTGCATTAACGGCCTCTTCCATCTGAGAGAACTCAATGGGGCCAAGCCTTGTATTTTTACCAAAGTTATCTATAGCTGTCTTCATAAGACTACCTGTCTTAGAGAACTGAGGGTACAAATATCTAGTCTGCTTTTTAGGCTCGAACCTCTGATGTACCTTTACAACTACATCATCCATCTTACCATTTATTTCTGAAAGAAGTTCTTCTGATTTTGGTATGTCCAGCATAAAACCTTTGTCTCTTTGGCGACAAATAATTTTATAAGTCTCCATTTCTATCTTGACTGCTTCAGGTGTAAAGCCCTTACTAAGTTTCTTTAGCTCTTGGAACACTCTGAAGTTAAGACGAACATCTTGAACGCAGTAGTCTAACATGTCTTGAGAGAATGTCTGATACTCGTCAAACTCAATCTTAGGGACTCCCAAAGCATAACCCCAAGACTCTAGGCCGTGCCCTCCCTCACGCACTGGGTTGAAGAGCCTAGAAAGCACAAGAGTATCTACAAGATTCTTGCCACTCAACTTGGCTCCTGTGAGCTTCTCAAGAACAGGTACGTCAAAGCCAATAATGTTATGTCCTATCAGCTTATCTGCACCCTCAAGATGCTCTACGCCCTCATCAAGGTTTTCATATGTAAATGTTTTTTCTTCTCCTGTATCTACATCAAGTGTGCATATACACCAGACTTTAGTTGCTTTTACGTCATCTGTCTCAATGTCAAAGACTAGTTGTTTCAAAGCTCCACTTCCTCTTTCTCTTCTACAAATATCTCATTAAGTCTACCAGTATCCTTGTCGTATAACAAGTGTCCGGCAAGACCAACTTCTCCTGTGTATCTAGATTTCAAGATACGCATACGAGTTGTCGAAGCTTCAATAGGATCATCTGATTGCTGATTACGCTCTAGTGCAATCACACAGTCTGATATTTGACCAATACCATTGGAGCCTCTAAGGTGCGACAAAGATACCTCAACGCCATTCTCGTGGCCCTTGTTACCATCAACTCGCCTCAAGTGCGACACAAGCATCATGCCTACACCAGTTTCCTCGACCAAGGATCTCAGTCTAGTCATGATGTTATCAATGGCTCTCCGCTCGTCGCCTTCGCCCATAGCGGATGTCATCATGCCTAAGTGATCTATTACAACCCACTTACAATCCAGACCGATAATCATGTAGCGTAGTTTAGAAAACAATTCTTCTACATCTTGAACCCCAAGGTGAGAGTGGACAATTAAACGGTGAGCATTTTCTTTGTCGTGTAGTTTATCAAAGTATCTTGATAGTTCTCCAGCAGGCAGCTCATCCCTTATTTGTTTAATGTATAAACGCTTGTTAGCTTCAATAGATAACAAACCGTACACTGTACGCTTCCAGTTTTCTTCGAGTGCGAGTATACCTACGTTATGCTTCGTAGTCTTGAGTAACCAGTGTTCTAGTTCTCTAGTAACACTTGACTTACCCAGACCTGAACCACCCGTCCAAGTAACTAACTCGCCTTGTCGCATACCAAATAGCTTTTCATTCAACCCCTCCCAAGGATATGGTATAGCTTCCTTCTCATCATTTTTGAAGAATTCTTCCTTCATATCTGTAATGTCAAGGACTCCTGCGGGTGTGTAGGTCTTAGCTGCCCACCAAGCCGCCATGAATCCCGCACCACGATTGTTTTTCAACATATCGTTGGGGTCTTTGAACTCATCAGGTAGTTGAACTATTTTACTTTTGCCGGGGCGAAATAATCTTGCAACCTTCTGCGCTGCTTCTTTGCCAACCTTGTCGTTATCAAAACAAATAACGATCTGATCAAATGATTCCAAAAACTCTAGGTTTTCTTTGACATCTTTTACACTGCCGCCAGCGCCGTTCTTGACTGAAACCACGGGCCATTTAGAACCCATCATTTCGTAAGCAGCCATAGCATCACACTCACCCTCTGTAAGAGTAATGAACTTACCTCCCGTTTGTGCTAGTTGTTGTCCGAAAAGCATTGTGCCTTTTGGAGAACCTCTCCATGAAAAGTCTTTAGTCTTACAGTTCCTTATCTTAGCGCCCACCATTTCATTAGCAATGTAATAGGGGTATGAGTGAGAGATTATTGTGCCATCAGGGCTGCTTGTAGATTTAACTCCAAATTTCTTAGCAGTATCCAGCGAGATACTACGGTCTGTTAGGGCTGAAAATGAACCTTCGTTGTCGTTCATAGAATTGTTCTTGTAAGTTTTAAAATCTTGCACGTTTTCCTCTGGGTTAGCGTAGTCGCGTATGCGTTTATAGCAACTGAAGCAGTAAGCAGAACCGTCTGCATTAATGCTAGCAGCATCACTACTGTCACATAAAGGACAAGGTTGATGAAACTTTACAAATGCCATTAATTATCTCCACATAAAAAGAAGGGGCCGAAGCCCCTTTAACTTAGTCAAGACCAGAGAGTTCTAGTTCTAGTTGATCATCAGGTTCATCAACCATACCATCAAACTCTCCTTCAAGTTCCTCAGAGAACTTTACTTCAGCGCCTTGAAGGATAGCTAGTCTGGCCTGTAGACCACCAGCCTCTTCACGCACCATCTGTACAAGACCTACAAGTTGTTGGGCACGATCAGATAAATCTGACACATTGTACTCAACGTCTTTATAGGTCACTGTATTTTTAGCTTCACTCATAGTTCTGAAATCTCCTCTTCATCATCTTCAATGTCGAACTCGTCGCCATCTACAGAGTAACTTACTAACTCAAGTACCTGCATAGCCTGAAAGTCTAGTCCACGATACACAGTACCACTTCGACTAATCTCCCAAGGCTTGTACTGTACCTTGACTTTAGACCCGTTACCTACCTTACAATCCATTGGACGCTTCTGTGAGTCCAATAGTTTTGGGGCTGAACGAATCATACCGTTGGGGCCGTTAACCTTTCGCTTGATAACGACAGTTGGGCCTTCTTCTTTATCGACAACCTTGATGCCTTGAGAACGAAGCTCATCAGCTTTTTCCTCAGAGACTACTAGGTTGACAGTATAGACTGGCTCAAAAGTCGTATTAGGTGAGGTTACGCTAGCCCAATACGCGATTCCTTCAATTACCATATATAATTACTCCTATGTTTTTGGTTTGCGAACAATACACGATCCACATTAGCTTGTCAAGCATAATGTTTTTCCCACTCACGCGATCTTTTTTTAGTGTGCCTGCCTGCGTGACATCTGGCGGCGTACCAGTATAAACTGTTTAGCTCCTCCTTCAAGCGTCTAATGCCTACGGTTATCTTACCACGCCCAAATTTTGGGGTAACAGTTCCTCTTTTATTACCAATCTTGACACGGCACATACGCCAGCCATCAAGATAGTACCATGTATCAAACTCATCGCTGCGTTTTGGGTTCAACAGAACGCTTTTTAATTCTAGAATTTCTTCTACCATTCGCCCAACCTATCAATAAATTCAGGGAAAAGTTTGCAAAGGTCATCATCAGTAACCTTCCAACTACCTACCTCGTGACAACGATCCTCCACAAAAGAAATAAATCTGTGTTTAGTTCTTTCTGAGGGTGTTGGTGCGCCCAGTCTCATGGCAAATAACTGACACCACCAGTCATCAATCATACCACAGAACTCAGCCCTAGTATCAGTAGCACTCATTTCTTATTTCCTCCTGTATGTCTAAGTAAACTCTCACAAAACCAACGGCAAAGTCACCGTACTTTAACGATAATCCTATCGCCTCATGCTGCATATCGTCAGTCATTTCTTCAAAGCCACAGTATATAGTGGAATGATAGAGTATGTGATTGCACATATCAATTACATTTTGCATTTTTTTTTACTCCGTTCCAGCGCATATCAATAACTTTTGGTTTGTAATTAAAATAATACTCAGTGTACCCAGCCAAGGCAGTCTCACGTTTGCACTCATCAGGCATACACTGAGGTGGATCTGACCAATCAGTATCAGGCATACCGCTAGGAGCGCACAGGAGGAGCTTAGAGCATTTTTCCCATGACATATGTACCTTACCATACCTCTTAGTGTACTCCTCTGAGAGGGCGTGAAAATGCCTGTACAGCCAGTAATAGTGCTTAGTATTAGACCTCACCCATACAGTGCTGGGATGATTCTTGTGTGCCAATCGGTATGGAACAGGGGCACCACCTTCGACCACATGATGTGCAGCACAAAGCATCTGCGCAGACTCAAGTATCATCTTGACTACATGCTTGTCACACTGCATTGATGCGGCCTTCAAGGGGCATGGGTCTATGTAAAATATGTTCATGTGTTTTCCCTATTCCAAAGAAGATCATTGTGCAGACTCATTAAGGTAGTTCTAGCGTCTCTAAGTCTGTCATATTGAGGACTTACATGGCGATTAGGTTCAGCTAGTTTCATGTCATAATTTAACATATTCACACGCTCCAGTAGTGTATCTCTAATTTCAGAAGATACCAACTCTCGCAAACTTTCTTCAAACGCTGAAGCAGTACCAGAATTTAGAATCAAAGCCTGCCGACTCTCAGAATAAATCACAAAGTGATCCACAAACAAATCTATTTTATCCAACGGTCACAACCTCCAACTCAGTTTCAATCCAAACCTTAGCGCCACACGGCAGAGGATTATCAGGACAGTAGTAAACACTTACTAGTGGCTTACCTTCAGAGTCTACAACAGCAGCATGATTAGCCTTTCTATTCTGTTTATAATCCTTTACAGTAATCACTGGTAACTCAGCGCCCTTGGCATTTGCCTTTATGTTGTGTTGATTAACATGGATTCTAGTTTTCATAAGTCCCTCTTTTAAAACTATTTCTTTCAACCATTCTTCCATTACCCGGAGTTATATTAAGTGAGCAGTTTTACACCATGCTCAGGGTGTCAGGAGAGCTAGGCAGCTAATGGAAACTTAGCAATAACTTGTTGAACTTTATCGGATCTCTTAACCTGTGCCACAGGTATATCAATTTTATTTTTACGGCTACCGACATGGTGGCTTGACCAGTCAGTCAGAGTATTATACACGGCCCAGTAGTTGTTACCCATTGCTGGCATGTAACGCTCATTGTATTGAGTCCAAGCATACATAAGGGATGTGTTACTGTATGCTTTTGGCATACTCATAATTGATCCCGTAGTCTCGCCCTCTTTTAGTTTACCAAGTGCAAACTTAGAACCCGTTGCCTCTGCAATATATTGGAATGCTTCTTGACGACTAACTGTGTGGTTAGCCCACTTTGCCCACAGTTCATTCTGAGTATCTAGTATGCCCATGATCTTGTTCATCTGGCTTGCACCGTGGTCTACGTTTAGCTTGTTAGTGTGTCGAGCCTTGTAAATTCCAGCAGTCGAGCCAAGAAAAACCTGATGATTAGTACAAGCATTTTGCAATGCACCAACTGTCGCCTGATAGGGCCACACTGAATTGAACGAATTAATATGTAACATTTCAAGAATCGCAGTATCACCGTCGGGAGTTGTAATCTCGTGATTAGGTAATTGGTGCCGAATAAAACAAACTGAGCCGTTATCTCCGACTTGAATGGTTTCCTTAATATCTACTAAATCTAGATTGCTACGCTCCAATACATTACGGGCGGTATCAATCATTTGAGTGTGTGATACTGGCTTGTATCGCTCACCGTGGATCGCCAAAGCATCGCCGGTATCTTCGCGGTAATATACTTTCTTGCCCTCCAGTTCTTTTAGATTACCGAAGTGCCCCCCATTTTTATACAGCACTGGTGAGGATAAAACTTGGAAGTCTGCCTCGCCATAACCAGAATTACGAAGGTTATCAATTAAACGTCTGTTTGAAAATAAAGAAGTAACTGTGTTCATGTGAACTCCTGATAATTAAATTACTTTGTCGTGATGACAGGGCCACTTTAGCGCAGCCCCAAAACCATGTCAAGCCAGTGACGCAAGCGTGAAAGGATTCCCAAAGAAACTTGGCTGATCCATCTCAGCTAGTCTTTGTTTTATATTGGAACCCTTGCGAGTTAAAGTGCCTATACTAGAAGGCTTGTCGAGAAATCGCAGATCTGTAGTATCAAAGTTCTGTATGGATTCCTTCTTACTATTGATGACAAGCTCCGTGGGCCGTTTGAATTCGCCCTTGCATTCCTTAGTATTCAATGGAATTGCTACATTGTATTTTCTTTTTACTGCCTCCTTAGTTTGTTGAATTGTCTTGTCGCTTTTGAAAGACGCTGAGAATGTTAAGTGATAATTGGGTAGAGTATTACGCTCTAACCTTTTGAAAACCTTAGTGTAATCATAAAACTGCACGTTAGGTAAACTAGCAATCAGATCAGACCAGTCAAGATCACTGGTGCCGTTGAGACGGATACAATAGTTATCCTTTTCGTTTTTAATTATTTCGTGTCGTAACCTTTCCTTGAACCCATCAGGATCAAGTACATACTGTATTGATCGTCTAGTCATAGCACGTTGAGATTGTGACATGGCTAAACGGCCAGAAGTTTTACCTAAACAATCATCCTTGCAGCCAGCTTGATCAGCAAACGCACAAAAAGTTTTAACAGAAACTGCATTTGAGGGTTGCAAATACAAGATTCCTGTGGTATAATCATACTTTTTAAGACCTTTTAAGATCTTTATAGAGCTATTAAACCCCATAAGAGGTTGTTTAGTAGACATATAATATGTCTTATTAGATCTTAAAAGCTCTAAAGACTCTGATGTTATTAAGTTACTCAAATGTTTACTCCTG